CCTCTTCCGCTTCATCGACACCGCCGGCATCCGCGACACCGCCGACACGATAGAGACGCTCGGCATAGAGCGCACGTTCAAGAAGATACGCGAGGCGGAAATCGTGCTTTGGCTCATCGACGCAACCTGCGCCGAAGAGCAGTACGCCGCCCTCGAAGCGAAGATTCTTCCGCTCTGCAAGGGCAAGAAACTCGTGGTAGTGCTGAACAAGAGCGACTTGGCGCAGGACTGCGAAACAGCCCTGACGACGCTCCGAAACCGCCTTGACGACGACGCGAAACAGGCCGTTCCGTCATCCGAAACGGCAACCCCCGTCAAGCCTTTTGATAGCGATAATTCCGCCGGCGGCAACGCACCCTTTTCGGAAGCAACGCCCACATCAGGGCAAGCCGACATCCGCCTCATCTCCACCTCGGCGAAGCAGCGGACAAACCTGCCGCAGCTGTGCGACCTGCTCGTCTCGTGCGCCAGCCTTGCCGACACGGGCGGCGACATCATCGTCAGCAACCTCCGCCACTACGAAGCCCTCACCCGCGCCCTCGAAGCCCTCCGCCGAGTGCAGAGCGGCCTCGCCAGCGGACTCCCCACCGACCTCGTGGCGCAAGACCTCCGCGACTGCCTCTCCGCCCTCGCCGAAATCACCGGCGGCGAAATCACCACGGAGGAAACATTGCATACCATATTTTCGAGGTTTTGCGTGGGAAAATGACAGTCAAAGTCGGTTGTGCAAATAAAACCATAGAGCGATACAACTTGTGCAAAACAAAGTCACTGTTTATCGCAAGTGTTAAAAATAAGGGTTGGGAGTGATATTTTACTATAGTTGTGTTTGAGTTGTCGTTTATTTGTTGTTATTTTGTTGCTCAAAAATAATCAGCAACAAAAATAGCAGCAAAAAGAATGAGGACAAAGAAAGATTCGGTAAGGCTTCGGCAACGTGCGCAAGCGACAGGCAACGTGTCGCTATACCTCGACATCTACATTGACGGGCGGCGGTCATACGAATACTTGAAGCTATACCTTATCCCCGAAAAGACGAGGGAGGACAAGCAGAGGAACAGGGAAACCCTTAAACTCGCTGAAGCGATAAGGGGCAAGCGACTCGTGGAGGTGCAAAACGGCAAGTTCGGCTTTGAGTCGGGCTTTAAGCTCAACACGAACTTTCTCGAATATTACAGACATCTGTGCGAGGAGCGGCTTCACAACCCTGCCTCGCGCGGCAATTGGGGCAACTGGTACAGCGCGATGAAACATCTCGAAAGGTATTGCCGCCGCGATATGACCTTTAAGGAGGTAACGCCCGAATGGATACAGGGGTTCAAGGATTACCTCAACCGCACGGCGAGGGTCAAGGACAGGCGCAAGACGATTGACACGGATATGGACGCGAAGCCGCTCTCACAGAACAGCAAGGTCAGCTATTTCAACAAGCTAAGGGCTTGCGTCAACCAAGCGTTTGAGGAGGGCATTATTCCTCGAAACCCCTTGCGTGGCATCGAGGGCTTCAAGGCGGAGGAAAAGGAACGTGTGTATCTGACCTTGGAGGAGGTAAGGGCATTGGCTGCTGGCGAGTGCCATTACCAAGTGCTGAAACGCGCTTTCCTTTTCTCGTGTCTGACAGGGCTGCGGAAGAGCGACATTGAGAAGATGCGCTGGGGAGAGGTCAGACAGGAGGGCGAATACACACGCATCGTGTTCAAACAGAAGAAAACCTGCGGACAGGAATACCTCGACATAAACTCACAGGCGGCGCAATACCTCGGAGAGCGTGGCGAGGATGAAGCATTGGTGTTCGGCGGCTTCCGATACTCTGCCTATATGCTGGTGGAGTTAAGGGCGTGGGCTTTGCGCTGCGGCATAACAAAGCATATCACGTTCCATACGGGGCGGCATACATTCGCAGTCCTTATGCTCGACCTCGGCGCGGACATATACACGGTGCAGAAGCTCCTCGGTCATCGTGAAATCAGAACCACGGAGATATACGCCAACATAATGGATAAGAAGAAACAGGCGGCGGTGTCGATGATACCCTACATACTGCCGTCCGTCAAAGAGAATAAGGAATAAAAAAGCGCACAGGGGCAAAATGCGGCTCTCTGTGCGCTTTTCTTATTTGTCTGCTGTCATTATCTGACCCTGCCCCGTCAAGAGCCACAGGGCTGAAATGTGGTATTCCTTTACGAGGTAGGTAAGCCACGCCACTTGAAAGATGTCGCGCGTGTGGTCTTTCTCCAACGTGAACATATTGCGGCGGTTTATATCGTGTTCCCTCGTGAACGTCTGCTTGCCCCTTATAACCTTTTTATCCTTGAGGTATTGCAGAGCCTCGAAGAAACGGCTTACGACCTTTTGGCTGTCCGCTGTCTGCATAGCGTGTCTGATTTTGCGGTTGCTTGGGCAAATGTGGCGTTTATCCGTTCCGCGCGGTCATCTGACAGGGCTTGCCATTTCGACAGCGTGTCGGGGCTGAAATCAGGTCTGCGCCCTACTGTTAGAGCGTCCTCGAACTCCTTTATTTCATCGCCAGACATAAACGGTATGTAACGGTCAAGGTCAAGCAGCGTTTGGATATGATGCACCGCTTCGCGTTGGAGGTCGAACAGCTTTCCTATTTCAAGCATAGAACCCTCGCCGAAGAGAAACCACCGCGCGTTGATTTCGGGAAACGTGGAAAGGATTGTTAGGACGGGCTGCAAGCCAAAGTTCTCTCCGTTCAACAACTTTGTCAGATATTGCGGCGACCAGCCTAACATTTCGGCAAACGGCGTTTTCTTACCGTTGGTCTTGTATCTGATAATTTCCAATAATCGCTCATTCATTATTATAGGTATTTAGAAGCGGCGGCTTTAAGCTCCTCCTCGTATTTATAGATTTCATCGATACCCGAAATCTTATGGCATACTTCCTTTTTGTTCTCGTCAAGGAAAGCTATCTGCTTGTTCTTTTCTGAATCGAGGTACAGACGGCACACCGTGCGCCTGTTGTTATTGTCTATGAACACCGCGAAATAACTTTGTGCGTCCCGATAGGTAACACGCTCGGCAGGAATGAATTTGCGGAGTATAGACTTGATTATATAAAAAGCCTCCAACTCCTCTTCCGTGGTTATGATTTTGGGCTTTTCTGTCGCAGTCTCTTCCTCTGTGGGTTGCTCTGATACAGGGGCGGCATCTTCGTCTTTTATAGCCGCTGTCAGACGGTCAGAGATTATGTCGTTAATATAGCCCGATATGGTACGCTTGACAAGCGGCGTGAACTGCTCCGTTACCTTTGGAGAGAAAACGCCGTCATACACTTGCTTACCGAAGAAGCGCACGAAATCGGCAGACGGATTAACGAACTCCCGACTTATTACCGTCTTTAACTCGCCGAGATATTTCAGTTCGCTTGCGGAACTCAATATATCCACGACATTGAAATAAGACTTGTGAAACTTCTTCAGTTCCTCTATCTGTGTGTCTTTAAGGTCAAGCAGATTAACCTCCAAAAACGGTTTTTCGTCCATTATGTTCGGCTCTGCGAGGTCAGTATAGAACCGATATATAATGCCGTTGGTCAGCACGCCGAACTTCGCCTTTGATACATGGAAGTAGCGCAACAGCTGACCGTCATACAGATTTAGGTCTTGCTCCCAATGCTTGCATTCTATCAGCATTATAGGCTCGCCGTCTTTAAGTATGGCATAATCCACTTTCTCACCTTTTTTAATGCCGATGTCGCAGCACATTTCGGGCAACACCTCCAATGGGTTGAACACATCGTAACCCAACGCTGAGATAAACGGAAGAATGAGCGCGTTCTTTGTCGCCTCCTCCGTGTGAAGATTACCTTTCAGTTTAGTAATCCTGTCCGCTATTTGCGTGATTGCATCCTTGAAATCCATAGCACTTTAGTTTTGTTTGTCCGAACCCGTTATGAAGTCCACCATTTGGGCGATTTTATCCAACGCTTTCTCTGTCAGCCTGCGCTGCGCCGCCATTTCCTCAAGCATCGCTTGAATGGTCTTGAATGAGTTTACCTCTTGGGCGTTGCCGCAGACCGCCACGCTGCCATCCGTGGCGTAAGCGGATGTTGGCGACTCGATGAAATACGATGGGCTAACGTTGAAGAACTCCGCTATCCTCTTCAACGTGGTAAGCTCGCAGCTGTCGCGGGCGTAAATCTTTCGCAGCCCCGTGTCTGTGATTTCGATGTACGAACACAGGTCTTTAACCTTTTTGTTCTGCCCCGCAAGGAGTTGCTGTATCTTCTCTTTGAGCATAACTATTGTTTTGTTTATAAGTTAAAAATATATAATTATATATTAAATCAGAACTTTTATTGCGTGTAATCAGAATTAAAGTTTTATCTTTGCATCACATTAAGATTTAATTTCCGCACAAAGTTACGGAATTATAATCAAACAAAGAAATAAACCGATAAGTAAAATTATAAATTTATCAATAATTAAGTTTATGGAACAAGCAGTTTTCAAAACACCCTGCCAAATCGACCGCGAGAAGCGCGACAAGGCAATCTATGACGAATACAACAGCCTTATGGCTATCGATGGCCAGAGCGCGACTGTTGTAACAGAACACCTTATGGCAAAGTACGGCATCCACTCACAGGCGACAATCTATGTGATACGCAGGCGTGTGGCTGACCGTCTTAACAGAGAGGAGGGCAAGGCATGAAACGGCATTCTTCATTCGTCTGCTGGGCTGCTTATATAGCGGTCGGGCTGTGGGGCGTGGTCTCGTTCTTGGTTCTCATCGGCGAGAGCGACTTACAGCACCCTATGACACCCACAAGGTTCTTTGCGCTTAAAGCCGCCGCGCTCGCAAGTCTGTACGCTTGCTTCAAGGTCTTTGTGCTGTTGGAGCGCAAGGGCTTGTTGCCGTCCATCATCTTAAAAATGACACAAGAGGAGGACTGACTATGGGCGAAATGGAACAAATCAACGAAAGGCTTGACCGCATAGAGCGGATAACCTTAATCAGCGCAAAGAGCGTCCTCGACATCAACGAAGCAGCCACTCTCACAGGTTTAAGTGTTGGGCATATATACCGCTTGACATCTAGCCGACAGATACCGCATTTCAAGAAGAACCGCAAGCTCTATTTCAAAAAGTCCGAATTGGAGGACTGGCTGATGGAGCAAAAGGTTATGACCGATGAGGAGGCGGACAGCAAGGCAACAACATACATCGTAACCCACAAAAGACATTGAGCAATGAGACTAACCGCAACAACAGCAGAGTTCGATGTATGGATTGCAGACCATTACCAAGAACTCAAAGAAGAGATAGGCTCGCGGGGCTATCTCGATGAGGACATCTTTCACGACACGTATTTAGCCCTTTTGGACGCGCTGACACCCGACATAGGCGTAAGGCATTATCAGCGGCTCTTCAAGGCGACATACAGAGAGCTGCGCCGCAAGGAGCTGTCAGCGTCTTACAGAATGGTAACGCCGTCCGACATCTTCTTTAAGCTCCTCGCAGACGATGCACCGCAGGAAGAGGAAGCGCAACAGCCGCGTGTCAGAGTATCAGCGGAGGAGGTTAAGACCTATGCCGCCAAGACATTCAAGAAGACCGACTTCGTGACATTTCAACTGCGATACTTCAATGATATGCCACTCTCGGCAATAGGCGATTACATCGGGCGCAGCGCAGGGAACATCTGTGTGCGAGATGCTTATATCAGAGAGCGGTTGAGGTTTCACTTCGTATCATAATCATTCATTTTCAACTAAAAATAACAGCAATGAAACTCAAAGTATTCAAACGAGAGAACAGCAGAGCGACAGCCGTTGGGTTGCGCACTCTGTCTGTCAGGCGCAAGGCGCACAACGTGACGCTATCCGTCTTGTTTTGCAGGCAGGAGGGCATTCGGACGGATGACACCACATACGCCCTGCTTTCCTTTGACACGGACAGCAAGAACGACTGGTATATTGCCATTGGCAACTTCACGGACGGCTTCAGAATCTGCTCGAAAAACAACAAGACGAACAAAGCCGTATATGGCAAATCTTTCTATTTCGCCTGCGGCAACACGGCGAGCGTGTTGCTTGACGCGGCGAAATGCAAGAGCTATGGGATGTTTCTTGTGTCAGAGAGGGCGCAGGAGATAGACGGCGTGAAGTGGTATAAAATCATAACATCAAAGCCCGTAAGGACGAAATAATAATCATTTAATCAATTCCAACAATGGAACAAGAAATCATCGAAATCAGACAGGCTGATATGCTCTCGGCTATCAACCGTGCGGAGGTTGACATTCAGATTGCCACCGCAAAACAGTACCCACGCGACATCTCGCGGGTGTTGAACCAAATCAAGACCTACGCCACTATGGATATGGAAACGGCGGAGGACTGCTTCTATGCATTGCGCCGTGGCAAAGGCTCGGACGCGCAGGTCATCGAGGGAGTGAGTGTGCGCCTTGCGGAAATCATCGCTGGGGCTTGGGGCAACCTCCGAGTTCAGACGCGCATCATCGGCAACGATGGGCGCACCATCACGGCGCAGGGCGTGTGCCACGACCTTGAGACAAACCTTGCCGTCTCGGTCGAGACCAAGCGGCGCATAACCGACAAATACGGCAAGACGTATTCCGAGGATATGCAAGTCGTGACAGGCAACGCCGCAAGCGCGATAGCATTCCGTAACGCCGTCTTAAAGGTTGTCCCCAAGGCTGTAACGAAGAAAGTCATCAACGAGGTTAGGGCGGTCGCCCTCGGTCAGTCCATAGACCTTGAGACGCGCCGCCAACGCCTTGTCGGTTACTTCGCGCAGATTGGCGTAACGCAGTCGGAGCTGTTTGCCTATTGCGGCGTGAAGAGCCTTGACCAGATAGACACGGAAATGGTCTTCGAGTTAAGGGGTCTCGCCAATGCCATAAAGGAGGGAACAACCACCGTTAAGGAAACGTTCAAAGCCAACACCGCCGACAGCAACAAAATCGCTGCCGAGGCGAAGAGCAAGAGCGAAGCCGCAAAGAAACGTGTGGAGGGAGCAATGGCGCAAGCCGTTACATCTGACACACAGGGCGGCAAGCAGTCAGAGACGGCGGCGACCGCCGAAGCCAAGACCGTGACCGTTGATACGGAAACGGGCGAGATAAAGAACGAGCCTAACAATTAACAGCAATGGAAATACAGAAACAGAACGTCATCAAAGCCTATAACGGAGCGGATGACAACGGAAAGCTAATGTTGGAAACTCTGTTCCCCGACATCTGCTTTACAGACGAAAGGAAGCAACGCCCAATCACGGAGCGAGTGAAGACCTTTGAGGACGCTTGCGAGGAGTTAGGGCTGATAGAACAAGGCGTAATGGAACAGTTGAACAACGCAGGTCTGACTATGCCCGATGAGGTGGCGTATCAGAAACTCCGCATCATCTGTGCCGCCTTGAATGAGGGTTGGCAACCGCAGTTCACGGAAGACGAGGAGCGTTGGTATCCGTGGTTCTTCCTTTGGACGAAGGTAGAGCTGTCAAAGAAGACAGAGGAGTGGAAACGCGACCACTCTCTGATAATGATACAGAGCGAATACGTTGGCGAATTTGCGGGCTTCGCTTCTGCGCACTCGAATCACGCTCCCTCGCATTCGTATGCGATCATCGGCTCTCGCCTTTGCTTAAAGAGCGAAGCGTTAGCCGACTACTGCGGACGGCAATTTGCGGCTCTGTGGGCTGACTTCTATCTAATCCGTAAGTGACATAACAGCGAGAGGGGTTCGACCCTCTCGCGCCTTTTTACAACCCAAACAAACAGTTTATTTTATGAGTGTAACAATCATCAGACCCAAAGACCGCAACGAATGGCTGCAATACCGAGAACAGGGCATCGGGTCATCAGAGGTCGCAACAATCCTCGGACTTAATCCATGGGAAACTCCGTATCAGTTATGGAGGAGGAAGAAAGGGCTTGACGCGCCAAAGGAAGAGAGCTTTGCCATGCGGGCAGGTCATTATCTCGAAGATGCCGTGTCGCGCTTTTTCAGTGACGAGACGGGCAGGGAGATCATCAAACGCAGCGCGATAGATTGGCTCGCCGTGAACGCCGACAAGCCTTATATGCGTGTCAGCCCCGACCGCACCTATTGGCTGTCGGGAGAGAAACACAACGACAAGAACAAGGGCATTCTCGAATGCAAGACCACACAGATGCGTATAGACGCGGACGACCTCCCCAAGCACTGGTTCTGCCAAGTGCAATACCAGCTCGGCGTTGCGGAGATGGAACAGGCAAGCCTCGCGTGGCTGTCATCGGGCAGGGAGTTCGGGTATAAAGACCTCGCTTTCGTCCCCGACTTCTTCCAATGGATAGAGGAGGAAGTGACGCGCTTTTGGACTGACAACATACAGGGCGGCACAGAGCCACAGGCTCAATCCGTGGAGGATGTGCTGCTGCGTTATAACAGACACACGGACGGCAAGGTCGTGGAGGTCAGCGATGAGATATTTACTGCCTGCAACGACCTCAAAGCCCTTAAATGAGGAGATGGCGCGGCTTGACGAGCGGAAAGAGGAGCTTGAAGCGAAAATCAAGATGTGCTTCGCCGATGCCGAGGCTATCAGTTACGGCGGTCAGACGATAGCCACTTGGAAAGCACCCAAGCCAAGCGAGCGGTTCAACGCCAAGGCATTCCAAGCCGACCACCCCGAAATGGCAAAGCAATACCTTACCACGACACAGGGCGCAAGGCGTTTCCTGCTGAAATAAAAATCACTTATATAAGACAGAGAGGACACGGAAGTATGTACACGGTCAGCAACCAGCAGATGGACTACATCAAGAAATACCTCGGTATTATGATAGACCTCCTGCAACCCACCGACACCAAGTCATACAACACGCGCAGGATGGCTCAAAACCTCCTGCGGAAGTTGGAAGCGAGACAGCCGCTTCCACAGTCCGCTCTGTCTGATCGTTAAGGGCGTTATTTTTTTGCCGATGATGTGCTTACAGAGTAAGCCGACAGATAACCGAATAAATGACATCAGACCAAACAACAAGCACCGTCTATGGATTGGAACACGGAAACGGTTTCAAGCGCAAGCTGTTATGCGTGGTTAGTCCTAAGGACGTGCTTTTTCCTTAATCAGAGTAACAGCAATGATTACGTTAAGAGAAAACCAGACGGAGCCGATACGGAAAGCCATTGAGTTCTTCCGTGAAGCGAACCCCAAGCCGTCATTGATAGTCTTGCCGACCGCTTGGGGCAAGTCGATACTGACCGCATACGTTGCCAAGAACTGCACAGACAGGATGATAGTCTTGCAGCCGTCAAAGGAGCTGCTTGAACAGAACTATCTGAAATACGTCAATCTGTGTGGCGACTTCGGCTTAAACGCGGGCATTTACAGCGCGAGTTTCGGGAGAAAGGACATCGCACAGATAACTTATGCCACTATCGGCTCAATAAAGAGCCTTGGGGCGAAGTTTAAGGCTATGGGCTTCACGAAAATGCTGATAGACGAGGCGCACCTTTTCCCACGCGAAGCGGACAGTATGCTTGGGACGTTCCTTAAAGACAGCGGCATAACGCACGTGTTGGGAATAACGGCAACCCCCGTGAAATTGCAGACGAACCGTGACAGAGAGGGCAACACGTTCTCGAAACTTGTTATGCTGACATCGCGCAGCAAGAAAGGCAATTTCTTCAAGGAGATAATTCACGTCGGGCAGGTCAGCGAAATGGTGCGGCTCGGCTATTGGAGCAGGCTCGTGTATGAAGCCCCTGCCTTTGACGGCAGCAAACTCGTGTTCAACACCTCGAAGTCGGAATACACGGAGGAGAGCGTACAGCTCGCCTATGAAGCCAACGGAGGCATGCAGTCAATCATTGACGCGATAGACCGCCACCCAGAGCGCAAGCACATCCTCGCCTTTGCGCCGTCTGTCAGTGACGCGCAGACACTCGCCGCCCAATACCCCAACTCCGCCGTCATCTACGGCGACATGAACAAGGCGGAGCGCGAGGAGGTTATACGGCGTTTCAGAAACGGCGAAATCCGTGTCATCTTCAACGTGAGGGTGCTATCGACAGGCTTCGATTACACAGGCATCGACTGCATCTGTCTTGGGATAAGCACGGCATCCATCGCCCTTTATTATCAGATTATCGGACGCGCCACACGCATTGACGCAAATAAAAAAGACGCTCTTATTATAGACCTCGGCGGCAACGTAAGCCGCTTTGGGCGTGTCGAGGACATAACCTTTGAGCAGGGGCGTATGTGGCGTATGTTCGGGTCGGGCGGTCGGCTGTTGTCGGGCATCCCGATACACGACATAGGCAACTACACGAGAGAGGACGCGCGGGCTGTTGACGCGAGAGCCGCCGCGCCTATCCTTATTATGCCTTTCGGCAAATACAAGGGCGACCGCATCGCCGACATTCCACGAGACTATAAGCAGTGGATGATACGCAGTTTCGATTGGAACTCACGGAACGAGAAGCTGCGCAAGTCCATTGTCGCAACTCTATAATATCACTGACACTATGGAATTTAACGAGAAATTCAGTTATTTCAGCCACGATACGGATATGCGGAACGACCTTAAAATACGAGGGCTGCGCCGCAAGTTCGGCAATGACGGTTACGCCGTATGGAACTATCTGTTGGAGATACTGACAGACGCGGATGATTGGTCTATAACGTTCAACGAGGACAACTGCGAGCTGTTTGCCGCCGATTTCGATGTCACGCCTGACAGGTTAAGGGAGATAGTCGAATACTGCGTGTCTATCGGGCTGTTTCAGACAGAGGGCGACAGGCTCTTCTCTGTCAGGCACCAAGAACGGCTACAATATATCTTAGACAAGCGGCAAACACTGTCAGAGAAACGAAGCATGGCAGGGCGCAAGGGCAACGCTGTAAGGTGGCACAGTCAAACACAAGACGATAGCAATACATCACAGGGCAATGGCAAATCATTGCAAAGCGATAGCAAATCCTCGCAAGCACCTCGCAAACCATCGCCAATAGAAGAGAAGAAAAAGGAAGAGAATAGAAGAGAAGAAAAGGAAAGGAAAGGAAAGAGAATATAGATTACCAAGGCATTGTTCGCCTGTGGAATGATACCTGCCGCTCTCTTCCGAAGGTTCTCAAGCTAAATGACAACAGGCGGAGCAAGATAAAGGTGCGTGTGGCGGAGTTCGGCTGCAAGACACCCGATGACCTCGCGGCGTTCCTCGGCTCTCTCTTCCTGCGCTGCGAGCAGTCGGACTTCCTCTGCGGCGGAAACAAGAGCGAATGGACGGCAACGTTTGACTGGCTCTTCGAGAACTCCACGAACTGGGTAAAGGTCAGCGAGGGGAACTATGACAACCGCCACGGCTCAAATAGAGGGCGCACAGGGGTTCAAGACAACCTCGGCGTTGGTGAATACATCACGCCCGAAGGAAAGCGCACATACGGGTCGGGGCGCGCCAACATACCCCAATCCGCGCCGCCGCGACCGTCTGACCGCCACTCGTGGGACGCGCAAACCAATTCTTGGATACTGATATGACCGATTACAGCGACTATGGCATACAGATACCTTTCGGACGGCAGTCGGGCAAGGTCAAGACATACTGTCCGCAGTGTCATCAGACGCGCCGCGACAAGAGGGACAAGAGCCTGTCCGTTGACCTCGACAAAGGGGTGTGGAACTGCCACTACTGCGGATGGGGAGGCTCGATACACCACAAGGAGGAGTGGGAGAAAGAAATGGAACGCGAGAATTGGAAACGCACACACACGCCGATGAGACACGCAAAGCCCGAATACAAACGACCGGCACCGCGACCGCAAACGCCATACTCCGCAAAACTCCTCGCATACTTCAGAGGACGAGGCATAAGCCAAGCGACACTCGAAGCCGCGAGGGTCACGGAGGGGCAGGAGTATATGCCACAGAAAAACGCGCCGATAAACACGGTGCAGTTCAACTACTATCTGAACGGAGAACTGATAAACACCAAGTTCCGCACAGGCGACAAGTGTTTCAAACTCGTTTCGGGGGCGCGTCTCATCCCGTACAACATAGACGCGATAAAGGGCTGCAAGGAGTGTGTCATCACAGAGGGGGAGATTGACACCCTCTCGTTCATCGAGTGCGGACGGAAAGACGTTGTAAGTGTGCCCAACGGGGCGAACGCGAACCTTGAATACCTCGATGACTTCATAGACGATTACTTCGAGGACAAGGAAACGATATACATAGCCTCTGACACTGACACGAAAGGGGTGTTGCTTCGTGACGAGCTTATGCGCCGCTTCGGGGCTGAACGCTGCCGTGTGCTTGAATATGGCGAGGGCTGCAAGGACGCTAACGAACACCTCGTGAAATACGGCAAGGAAAGCCTTTTGCAGTGCATAGCCAATGCTCCCGAAACAAAGCTGGAGGGGGTGTTCACGGTCAGCGACTTCGAGGAGAGCCTTGATGCGCTCTTCGAGAACGGAATGCAGCGCGGCGTTACCATAGGACACGACAACTTCGACCGTCTGTGTTCCTTTGAGACGAAGCGGCTCTGCATCGTCACAGGCATCCCAGGCAGCGGCAAGTCGGAGTTCATAGACGAGATAGCGGAGCGTCTGAATATGCGCTTCGGCTGGCGGTTCGCCTACTTCTCGCCCGAAAACGCGCCACTCGCCTACCACGCCTCCAAGCTGATTGAGAAGTTCACGGGCAAGCACTTCGACCGCGAGCATCTGTCGCTGCCCGAATACAGGCAGGTCAAACAGCACCTCGAAACAAACTTCTTCTTCATCAGCCCAAAGGACGATTACCGCCTCGGCACGATACTCGAAAAGGGAAAGTCGCTTGTCAGGCGCAAGGGCATAAAGGCGTTGGTAATCGACCCCTTTAACCGTCTTGACGATGAGAGCGATGGACAGAACGAAACTAAATATATCAGCAAGTTATTAGACCGTCTGACCAACTTCGCGCAGCGTAACGATGTGCTTGTTGTCCTTATGGCGCACCCCACGAAACAGCCACGCGGCAAGGACGGAGTGATAGAAGCCCCAACGCTCTATGACATCAGCGGCTCGGCGAACTTCTATAACAAGGCTGACTTCGGCATCGTGGTACACCGCAACCGCGTGGAGAACACGGTGGAGGTTCACGTGCAGAAGGTGAAGTTCCGACACCTCGGAGAGTGCGGCACGGCTCTCTTCAAGTACAACCTCAACAACGGTCGCTATGTCCCCTACACCAACGGCACAGAGCCGCTGTGGGACAATAGCAACCACCTCGCGGAGGAAGCCAAGCGGAGGCAGCAGGACGCTTGGGAGGCGGCGCAGTTCGACTTGGACAACCTGCAACCGTCCAACGAGGATAGCCCTTTCTGAAAGACAAAAAAATACAACAAACACACTCTCTTAAAGACACAGATACAATGAAACGGAAGATAACGGCGGAGGAGGTCAAGAACTTCTTTGAAGCCTGCAACAAGGAGTTCGAGGAGGCTGGCTTCGTCATGCACGACATACACTTCACTCGCGCGGAGGACGGCACACTGCGCTCCGTGACACTCAACTATACCGAAAATGACATGTTTTTCAGCTGCACAAAGAGCTACGCGCAGGGCGCACGACAGCCTTTGCAGGGTCAGAATGGCAGCCCTCGCGCAACACAAGCAGCCGCAAAGGGCTGAATGTGAACGCAAATATTCCAAACGTAAATATCACAGACCATGACAACGGCATTATTCATCATCTCCGCCCTGCTCCTCGCGGCAGGATGGCGGCAGTTCAACAAACAAGACAAAAGATAACGGCAATGAGCAACTACAGCATTAAGCAAGACCTCCTCAAACTCAAGGGGGCATTCGTAACCAACCTCAAGGGCAAGACGGCGACCAAACGCTGCCTCGTCATCCCGATAGACGACGCGCGGCTCTTCCTCGGTCAAAAGGGGGTCTATCTTAACCTTACGGCGATAGAGATGCAGAACTCGCAGTACGGCGACACGCACTGCATCAAGCAGAGTTTCGACAAGGAGGTCTATGAGCGCATGACAGACGAGGAGCGCAACGCGCAGCCCATCCTCGGCGGTCTCCGTCCACTGAAACGAGCCGAGCAAGCCATCGAGGCGAGCAACATCGTGGAGGCGGAGGACGATTTGCCGTTCTGACACAAGCACACGCCCAAAGCCCGCCGGGGCGGCAATGTCGGCGGACACGATAAAAACAACCTCATAAAACAAGAAAAGTTATGGCAATTTTAGTGAAGCCCATCCTGCGCACCAACCCGCAAGACCCGCGCGAGGAGGCAAAGAAATGGTACGTCACGCAGGTAACCACCGCGCAGGTGGACGAGACGCAGGTGGCGATGGACTTGGCGGACGAGACCACGCTCAACGCCTCGGAGGCGATGATGGCGATACGCCAGCTCCGCAAGATACTGCTGCGGAGGCTGCTCGGCGGCGAGAGCGTGAAGCTCGGCAACTGGGGCAGCTTCTCCGTGACCCTCTCCACGAGGGGCGTGGAGAAGAGGGAGGACGTGAACGCCAACAACATCAAGACCGTGAACCTCAACTTCCAGCCCGACGAGGCTTTCAAGGCGGACTTGCAGAAGGCCACCTTCGCGTGGGTTGACAAGCTCGGCGCGACCAACGGGGACGAGGGTCAGCAGGAAGCGACGGAAGCGTAAGCACGAAGCCGCCGACCCCTAAGCAGGAAGAGACCGCCTCCTACGCAGGGGCGGGGCGTAGGGCTGCTTACGGACAGGCGGCTTTCTAGTGTCCGCAAGCCCGCAAGTGTTAAAAATCACGGCGCAGGGCAAAATAATCGCCTTTTCGCTTGGCGGTTTATAACGTTTTTGTTACCTTTGCATCGTCTTAATGACAAAAGAGCTCTTATAAACAATGAAACGCAGCGAGTTGGAGAAGCGGCTGAGGAACGCTGGATGCGACTTGGTCCGCCACGGTTCAAGACATGACAAATGGATGAACCCGAAAACTGGCGCCGTGGATTGGATTCCGCGGCATGGAGGAAGCGAGGTGCCTACCGGCACTGCGCTTGGCATCTTGAAGAGACTGGTCGGGGAATAAGCCCCGGCCAGACTTTTGCCCACGCTGCTTTTGTCGTCGTAAGGCTCTTTTTCGCTTGTCAAACAAACAAAGCAAGATATTATGAAAGTAAAGGTAATTGTCGAACAGGCCGCCGACGGCGGCTTTTGGTGCTACACGGAGGATTCCGTCAACGGCGTGGGGATTAACGCCACGGGCGCGACCGTGGAGGAGGCCAAGAGGGATTTCATGGACTGCGTGGAGGAGGCGAAGGCAGACTGCCTTGAAGAGGGCAGGGAGTGGCGCGACGCGGTCTTTGAGTACAAGTACGACTTGCAATCGTTCTTCAACTACTTCACGTTCCTCAACGTGAGCGACATCGCCGCAAGGTCGGGCGTGAACCCCTCGCTCATGCGCCAGTACTCACGTGGGATAAAGAAGGCGGGCGAGAAGACGTACAAAAGGATGTCCGCCTGCCTTAACGACATCACAAGGGAATTGCAAGCCGCATCCTTCTGACTGCGGCGTTTCATTGTACAACAAAGAACTTTTGTCAAGCCCTGCTCGTGAGAGCGGGGCTTTTTCGTCCATTTACATTAAATTTTCCAAAAATTTTTCCGATTTTCCCCGAAAAGTTTTGGCGGTTCGGATTTTATGCCTACCTTTGCACCGTCTAAAAATTCAATGCGGCACGATGCCGCTGACTCCGAAGGGTCGGCGTTTTTTGTGCCCAAAAGCAAAAAGTAATTAGAAATAGTTACGATAACACTGCGCCGTGTCGGGGATGCGGAAACGCCCCCGGAGCTTTGCAATTGAGGCTTGAACAACACGTAGCGCAGTTTTATTATGTTCAAAAATCAATTGAAATGGAAAAAGAAATCCAAATCTTCAACTCGCCGCAGTTCGGCGAAGTGCGCACCGCGCTGGCCCGGAAGGGCGCGGACGCGGCGGCGAGAGTGGGCGGATGGCTCGACGGGCGCTCGGCGTTCTACAGCCGCGCGGCAGGCTTTGATGTCACGAGGCGGGCGGCGCTGGCGGTGAACGCGCTGTTCCTGCTGCTGCTCGTGGCGGCAGCCAGCGCCCCTGCAGGATGCTGGCCGCTGGCCGTGGCGGCGCTGGCGGCCATGAGCCGTCTGGTGGCGTGGCTCAAACGGTATGACAACGACTTGAAGGGGAAAGGAGGCGAGGCATGATGACGATGCTGGTAAAAGTGGATAACCACTTCTGCGCCCAGTCGGAGGCGGATGTGCAGTTCATCATGCAGAACCTCACGGGCGCGATGGATGGCATGGTGATAGCCAACACCGACATGTTGATGCTCTCAGGCATGACAGAGTCGCTTGTGGAGCAGGATGCGGTCAGATGCGTCACGCTAAGCAGGGATGACAGCTGCGGCTACACACTCACGGTGAGATACCGTGCAGGCGTGGGCGCGCGCACAGTGATAACAGTGTCGTGGATGAATGAGGATGCAGGCGCCTCTATGATTGAGGACATTCAGAAGTCGCTCCTCGCCGCCGGCCTTGTTGAGATAATCGCCTTCCGTGGCGTGGCAGGAAAGGAGGCTGTGTATGGCGGAGACTGATGATGCTGTGAGGAAGTGGCTCAACTCTCTCGAGGAGCGCGAGCGCAACATGGCGGAGCTGCTCGACTCTTACTTCACGTTCCGCAGCAGCCTCCCCGGCACTGGCGGCTTGAAGATGACAGCCGACCCGAAGACGACCGAGGACATACGCGACGAGCTCCAGGACATGATGAATGTTCCGGCGGACTTCATCTTCACCTACATGCGCAAGCACGGCTTCGGATTCACCACGGGACAGGACGGCTCTGTGAGGTGGGCAGTCTGGAGATTGCCTGTCTGATCAAGGATGAAGAGCGAAGGACATATGGCCCGCAAGGCCATATGTCCTTCGCTCTTCATTCTTCACTTATGGCCTTATAGCCCCAAGCCGTATTTTTCTTTTGCATGGTGTCTCCTTACCTTTGCGGCGTATTTCAGCAAAGACAGCCATGAACCTGCTTACTACATTCCCCTCAAAGGTGTTCTCAAGCCAAGTGCCCGATGTGGAGCTTGCCACTGAGGCGACACGTGTGCATGCGGTGATAAGCTTCGGCGGCACGCAGATATATGAGGAGAACCTTTATCCGGACACAGGCGGCGCAATCACCATTGGCGAGCTGCCTGAGCTTGTGACGCCCTACGCAAGGCAGCGGCTTGTGGCAGCCCTCACGGTCACGCTGACCGAGCAGACCGTAACCGCGGACAGCGGGGGAGCGGAGACTGTCACTGACGGCACGCCGCTCACGCTGGAGACCACGGCGGTGTATTGCGCGGCGGAGGTGGAAG